CTATATTTTCCACTTGATAACAATGTCCTCAGCTGTTACCTGCACCTTGTTTATAAGCCCTCTAACAAGCACCTTTTGACTTTCGTAGTCCATTGAAAAGACTTTCTCAGCGTTTAGCAGTTTCCTCATATCAGCCTTTCTTTTGTTCTTCCTGAGAGCTGGATCGTTTTCCAGTTCAGTCTCAAGAGTAGCCCTCATGCTTATAAATTCGGCTGACTTGCTCTGTAATTCTTCAAGGGTAATGCGGTCATCTATGTATAGATCGTTGAGTCTGCTCAGTTTCTTTGATAGCTCCTCTATTTGTTTCTTATAGCTCTCACGGTCTATAGTCTCAGCATTGTCTCCTGAAAATATTTTGTCAAGGAAATCAGCGTCATCTTGTAGTTTGCTTATTTCTTCTAGCACATAGGCCTCTAGCTTGTCTTTGTAGTAAAATCCTGAGTCACACTTTTTATTGTCGTTGTAGGTAGTAACGCCTCTCAGCGTTCGTGGGTGTCTTTGATGGCATTCATATTTTTTTAACCTGCTTCCATCTTTCCTCTTTACGCCTAACATAATTTTTAAAGGAGCGCCACAATATCCACATTGGGCGATACCGGATAGAATGTACTTAGCTTGGAATGGTCTAGGATTGACATTCTCTGCTGCTGTCCTTTGTCTGATTTTTAGCTCAGATTGAGTCTTATCATATTCCTCTTTTGAAATAATCGGCTCATGATTACCTGGATAAATTTCTCCCTTATACTGATTGAAACCACAATAGACAGGGTTATCTAGTATGGTCCTGACCGCCCGATAACTCCAAGGTACATGTTTTGGGTATTTCTCATTTAGATCATCTCTCAGTTTAGTAATAGATCTCCCTCTTAGATAACTTTCAAAGATAAATTTAACAGCCAGAGCCTGAGCTGGATTGATAGTAATGGTTCCAGTCTCTCTGTGGTAGTCGTATCCATAGGATGTTTTAGCCCACATCATGGATTTCCCAGCCTTTGCGCGCCCTATTTTCCCAAGTTGCATGCGTTCCTTAATTTGCTCCCTTTCTAGCTGAGCAAAGACACTCAAGAGCCCAATCATAGCCTTACCAAAGGGAGTAGAGGTGTCAAAATTCTCCTGTAGGCTCAGAAAGGCTATATTATTCTTTATGAAAACATCTTCAATCAAGTAAAGCGTGTCTTTTTGACTACGGCTAAGACGGTCCAGCTTATAGACTAGAACTGTGTCAAATTTTCTTTTTTTAGCGTCTTTGATAAGTCCCTCAAGTGCTGGTCTGTCAGTATTGGACCCCGAGAAACCACCATCAGTATATATCTTGTAGACGCTCCAGTCTTTAATATCGCAGTAGCTAGAGAGCTTAGCTTTTTGCTCCTCGATAGAGTAGCCCTCTTCTGCCTGAGATGTGGTAGACACCCTAACATATATAGCTACTTTATTTGTTGTTATCATAGTAGTACCTCTTTCAAAATTTCCTAAAAAATGATAAAATGGGTACAAGAAAACATCTCAAAAGGCAATCTCTTTTGAAAAGTTTTTCTTGTAAGTACTAGCCTCACGCTCAGACTCGCCAAAGTTTGAGAGCGTGGGGCTTTTTTGTTTTATGAGAATTTCTTGATTACTTCTAAAATCTCGTTGGCATAATTTGCAACTTCAAGAGGAGTAGATACCGGGAAGATACCTTTATCACGAATTTCTATAGTGCTTTTCTTTGAATTAGAACGATAACGTAATACCCACTTTTTGATATTATCGTCAACTAAAACATTGAAATAGCTTCGGTTATCTCTGTAAAATACACGCTCTGGGGATACTACATCCTTAGCAAGCATTTTAACAACAGTATAGACTTCTAACTCGGCAGGAGTTGTGATAATTTCATCAGCTGCTTCAACAATCTCTTCAGGTTCAGATTCAACTTTTGGAATATCGGTTGTTACTTTTGTTTCAACGCTAGTATTAAGTGCTGCACTTAATTTTTCATTAACTCTTTCTGTGATGAATTGATTAAATCCTTTCACGATGATAGGAGAAAATGTCGTTAGGATATTTTGAGTTACACGACCTTCATAGATTTCTGATGTTAGGTATCTGAGGAAGCTATCTGAAGGAGTAGTGATATTTTCAGTAAGAAACGCTTTAAGATTGTTGAGGTATTTCAATTCAGAAGCTGATGAGACAATATTATCAATATCAAAATTCTCTTTGTGGAATTTGATGATCTCAGTAAATTGGTTTTCTTTGATATCAGTCACATCGATTGTTAAGAATGGAGTTGTGTCCATTTTATTTGGTTCGTCTAAATCAGTAAAGAATTTATATTCTCTACCATTTGTCAAGATACCGAATTTTGATTTAGTAGTTACGAAATATCTGAATAGTTGAGAGTCGTGCTTAGTAAGGTTTTCTGTGATTGATTTACATTCAATTAGGATTTGTGGTTCGCCATCCAAAATAATCGCATAGTCGACTTTTTCGCCTTTTTTAATGCCCACATCAGCAGTAAACTCTGGGACAAATTCAAGAGGGTTGAAGATGTCATACCCAAGCGCTTGGAAGAAAGGCATAATGAAGGCATTTTTGGTTTGCTCTTCATTCGTAATGCTTTGGCTGAGTTCTGCTACACGTTTTCCGACTTGTTTTAAATCGGCTTTTACTTTATCAATTTCCATATTGATACTCCTTTTATTTTACTAATGCTAAATATTCTTCCTTGACCATGATTTCATTTGTCATGGTTTTTAGGTTGTATTTCTCCATGAAATGAAGGTAGTTGAAATTAGTGAAGTCATCCATTGTTTCAAGTTCTTCTTTTAGCAGGTAGTGTATCATGTTTCTATCTGCTTGGAGTTCGTATTCTTCTCGTCTTCGTTTGTACTGTTCTGGGTCGTGCTCTTTGTGTCCTATCTCGTGATAGATAACTTTCTTTTTCTCAATATCATCTAGGTAAGTGTCTACTGCTATGAGATTGTGGGGTTGGTTGTAAAGTCCTTTATTGTGGGAACCTCTACCATCAAAATAAACTAGATCGATACCTTGTTCAGAACAGACTTGTTCGGGTGTTGTCATAGGCAAGTATTACTTTCTATTTCTCATACGAGCTTCTAGTAGCGAGGAGATAAGATCAAAATCTTCGTCGTTAAGTTCGTGCCCATCGTAAAAGAAACTTTCTGCTGCGTCTTTTTTGAGGTCTATTTCTGCCTTTGTGACGCTATTCCCAGCAATAGCAGGGTTATCTGTTCGTCCGAGCAGGTAGTCAGTGGAGACATTGAAGTAATCGGCTATTTCTGAAATTCGTTCAGTAGATGGTTTTGAATTTTTTAAATTATAAATGGTATTTCTACTGTAACCAAGCTTTTCTTCCAATGAATTTATTGAAAGTCCTTGCTTTTTGGCAAGTTCTTTAATTCTGTCAAATGTCTGAAACATTGATTTTTCAACCTTTCTGAGAACATGACAAAAAATATTTAATATTTCTCATTAAAACACTTGACAAAGTTAATGTGAAGTATTAAAATAGTTTTTGTAAGTTAATGAGTTAGTAAAAAACGAAGTTAAAACTTATCTAAAAATAAATAGCTTTGGCGAGCAAGAAAATTGATAGATATAAGGTTTTATCAAGGTTTTTAATTATGCTTTCATTTTAATACTATACATTAATTTTGTCAAGCATTTTATAAAATAATTTACTAACTCTTTAACTTAACTAATTAAAAAGGAGGAGGAACATGAGCCAACAACATCGTAAGTGGATTGAGCTTGTAAAAGAGCGAATTGAGAAACGTGGATGGTCACAGACGGACTTGGCCATTGTTGTAGGTGTTAGTCCATCAGCTATCACACAACTTTTCAAAGATGGCAAAGGAAGTGATGACTTGAAGCTTCGCATTAATAAAAAATTGCGAATCAGCGAGTCGTGGGAAAGATTTGAGGAGGACAAAGCATGAAAGAAACAATAAACGAATTTCTAAAATTCAGAAGCCAATTTACAAAACGAGAATGGATTGAAATTAACCAAGTCATTGAAGCTCGTTTAAATGAAAAAGCCGACCAGTTGAAACTGGACGGCTCAGATGTAGAAATCATTTCTAAAAGACTAGAAAAAGCTATCTAGAAACGACTTGAATGAGCAGTTGATAAGGAAATTAGAAATAGAAAGGAGAGCGTATGACGGACTTTAAAAATTTAGATTGCCAATTCATCTTTCAGGAATCCAACTGATGACTACACAGCTGTTAGTAATAGCTTTATCAACGATCCTGCGTTAGATTTTACAGCTGTTGGCATCATGATGGTGGTGCTGGCTAATCACCCAAACTGGCAAGTTTATCCAGAAGAAATAGCTAAGCGGAAAGGTGTTAGTCGAGACACAGTTGATAGCTACTTCAAAATATTAGAAAAAAATGGCTACCTACGAATTGTTAAAAAAGGCATGGGACGTGGCAAAGGAGTTCGTGTTTTCAGATTTTTCTCAGATGTAAAAATATCTGATTTCCAATTCGATATTATGAAACAGAGATTAAATGAAAGTATATCTAAGTTATCCACAGGTTAGATTTTACATTTCCGATTTTTACAAATCTGTATTTTACAAATCTGTATTTTACAAATCTGTATTTTACAAATCAGAAAATTTAGGCACTAATAAATATTAACTAACAACAAGTATTAAATAACAATAAATATTAAAAAACAACAAGTCCTACTTCTCTAAATAAATAAAAGAGAGGGTAGAAAAAATAAATACAAAGGAGAAACGAAATGAGGCCTAGACGATATCCGTATAGCAGGATAAAACGAAAATTAACGATGAGCGCAGAAAATATAAGCGCTAAGAATTTATCGGTTGATTCTGTAGATGAGAAACAACTTCAGAGGGTTATCGAGAAGTTAAAGAAACAAATGGAAGCTTAATAAAGTATGGGAAAATACAATTTACCTAAAATCGAAATTGAATGCGAAGAGTTTACTGAAGATACAAATAGCTTTTTTGTATTCCTGAGACATGAGTATCACTTTGCTAATGGTTATGGTGCCAGTGTAGTTCACAATATGCTTTCTTACGGGCTTGAATTAGCAGTTGTCAAACACAACAAGGAAACTGATTTGTGGGATTTAGATTACAAATCAGGAATAACCGACAACGTTATTGATTACATCAATGGCAAAGAAGAATTGGAAAAAATTCTTATTAGAATTTCAAATTTATAAACAAAAAGCACCTGACGGCAATCAGGCGCATATCAAAATTATTCAAGGAAATTATAACATGAAAAATAAAAAAGAGCAATGGAAACCAAGAATTGTAAACATCATGGCAGATGGTTCAGTCATTGAAGACTTAACAGGCTATGTCATCCCTGCTGGTCATTCGTACTATGACATTATTTTAGGCATGAACAAGCAATCTAACGAGGAGGATGTGGCTTAATGAAATTACTTACTAAGTTAAAACTCAGACTCGAAGGTGTTATTAAATCAGTCAACCTTGACTGGAGAGTAGTAGCGGTAGAGCTTAACGAGGACCTTCTCGAAGAGCGCATACGTCGCTTTATGTGTGAGCAAGAAGTTTATAACCTGAAACAACAATTGGCAATCTACAAAGAAAAAGAACAAATCGAAAAAGGAGAACAATATGTTTAAAGCAATTCGTACAATCAAGAAAATAAAACAACTTCAGAAAGCAATGCACGATGCAAGCGTAGCATTTCTACTTATGCAAGACCTCGGTTTGGTTCCTGATAGCGAAAAAGGCAGGGCCAAAGCTAAATCGTTTCATGATATGAGTCATATGCTCAAGGATATCCTAGACGGCAAGTCAGTAGACGAAGCTATGACAAGACTAGAAATCACAGTTGAAACCAACGAAGATAAAGAAGTGGAGCAGGAAGATGACTAGAATTGAACTTGAAAACCGTGTATGGCTTTTGGCCAATCATGAAGAAAAAAACGAATTGCTGGATCTTGGGCTAACATCCAAGGCCAAATATGTGAAACGAGTGCTTGAACTTGGAAAGGTGTATGCTCATGTTTGATTATGACAGAGATATAATGCAACCGCCTGAACCACGAGAAGAACTCGGCCCAATCGAGTATGTGTATATTGGATGTGGTCAGTATCGATATGTAGGTGATGAAATATGATCCAGGAACTACACGAAGAAATCGACAATTGGAGAACCGAGTATATTCATCTTGGTCAGGAACTTGGAGAAATTATCAACGAGCAACAGGATATTATTTTGAAATTGCAAAACGAAAATCGACATATAAAGCGCGAAAATTGGAATCTTAAGAAAACGAAAGGTAGAAGAAAATGAGTTACGAACAAATTTCAGAGTCAACATACTATCAAAACATGAGCTACTGGAACAAAGTTGCACAAGATTATAGATCGCTAGGCGGTCTAGGAATTTGTGACGACGAAACAGGCGAAGAACTTTATACAGTATAAGGAGTAAACAAAATGACAAATGAACTAACACACAAACAATTTTTTAACTCACCAGCAGTAAAACAGAAATTCTCAGAGGTGGTGAACGGAAACGGACAACAGTTCGTAGCTAGCTTGCTGAGCGTTGTGACGAATAATAACTTACTGGCCAAAGCTACAAATGAAAGCATCATGACCGCAGCGATGAAGGCGGCAGTATTAAACCTGCCAATCGAACCTAGCCTTGGATATGCTTATATCGTGCCTTATAAAAATCAAGCGCAGTTTCAGATTGGTTATAAAGGTCTGATTCAACTTGCACAACGTAGCGGACAAGTGACACGATTGAACGCAGGGGAAATCTACGAAAGCCAATATAAAGGGTTTAACCCACTAACAGAAGACCTTGAAGTAGATATGACTGCTATTCCAAAAGAAAAAGAAAAGGTCGTTGGGTACTTCGCCTTTATGCGATTAGCTAACGGATTTGAAAAAACTGTCTTTTGGACCAAGGAACGAGTTCAAGCTCACGGTAAGAAGTACAGTCAATCATTTTCTAGCAAGTATAGCCCATGGCAGTCTGATTTTGATGCTATGGCTCGTAAAACCGTATTAAAGCACATGCTTTCAACTTACGCTCCGCTCTCAACTGAATTGCAAGATGCAATTGTGGCAGATAACGAAGACAGCACAATTTCCAACAAGAAAGAAATGAAAGATGTGACTCAAGAGCCAGTTGCTGAAACATTGGATGGCATTCTGGGTGCTCCTGAAGAAGTAGCTGAAAAACCAAAAAAAGAGGTTATCAACCAGGAGTTGACGACCACAGATACAAGCTACCCAGCAGATGAAGTTCCAGATTTTGATCAAGAAACGGGCGAAGTAATTGATAAGGAGCCAGAAAATGGTCAAATGGACATGTTAGAAGGGGAGGATTTCTAAAATGACTGAAGAATTAAAAGATGTAACGGATAGCCTTGAACTCGTTCCAGTAACGGATTTAGAGGTCGGCTTTGTCCTAAAGGCCGCCGAAATCGAAATCCAAGGAAAGGAAGTTTTAGAACAGGCTCTGGCCGCCTATCAAAAGAAATACGCAGGCTATATCGTGACAGAAGAAACTTTATCAGATGACATTAAAGTCAAAGACGAGTTGGGACGAGTACAGCGTCAGATTGAACAAGAACTTAAAAACCAGCTTTCAGAATACTCTAAACCTCTTGATGAAGCAAAGGCTTGGGTTGAAAGCATATTAGACCCTATCAAAACTTTGCAGATAGACATAAAAAATCAAATCAAGGAGTTTGAGGAGAGAGAAACAGAAGCCCGAAAGGAAACGGTCAGAAAAGCTTTTGAATCTGCAATCGCAGAAAGTGGTACAGAACTTGACATCAAATTATTTGCTATTTACTTTGACGATTTCAGCAAGAAGAAGTGTTTTATGGCCGACAATGTGCGAATCAATCAAGCTACTTCTAAGATGATTGTCGGATTGGTTGCAGAAGAGGCCGCTAAGAAGCAACAACGTGAAGCTGGACTTATCCAGATTACAGAAGCGGCAGCTAAAGCTGGTCTCGGACCTACTGTCTACATTCGCAGTTATGACAAGGGAGCGAAACTTGCTGATGTTTTGCAAGCAATTCTTGATGATAAGGTATTAGCTGAACGAACCAAAGCGGAAACTGAACTAAAAAAGCGTATTGATGAAATGACTGCTATCGCGGTAGCTAAAGGCTTGAACCCTGAAAAGTACGTTGATTTGCTAAGAGAGGGTCGCTCTGCTTTGGATACTATCGATATCTTACATGCAGACGCAGATGAGCTTAGACGGGCTAAAGCAGAAGCGGAACAAGATACTCAGGGTCAATTATGCGCCCAAAATCAGCCTGAATTTGGGTCAGAAAGCAGTTCAGGGGGTAATCATACCATCGAGCAAGAAACAGGCCGAAAATCGCAAAATATGGCTTCTGAGGATGGCGTTAAAAAATATGGTTACAAATTTACTGTGGACTTGATTTTCCCAGCAGAGAACGCAAAGGAAATTAAAGAACAGTTCAAAGAATGGCTTAATTCTCACGGCGTTCGTTTTGAACCGAAGTCAAAATCAGTGAAGGTGGAAATGGAATGACACAAGATTTACTTGGCAAAGATTACTATTCAGCAGCTTCTGCACGTCGCTACTGGTCTATCTCGCAATATAAACGATTTAGAGAGTGTGAAGCACGAGCGCTAGCGGAGCTGGAAGGAGAATGGGAAGACCAGAGAGACAATACGGCTCTCTTGGTCGGGAACATGGTCCACAGCTATTTTGAAAGTCCAGAAGTACATAAGAAATTTATGGATGAAAACGCAGATGCCATGATTTCAAAAGCCGGAAAGACCAAAGGTCAGTTGAAATCCGACTTCTTGGTCGGCCAGCGCATGATTGAGCGACTGGAAGCTGATAAGCAGTTCATGGACTACTATGTTGGTCAGAAAGAAGTTGCTGTAACAGGCAAAATCGAAGGCGTGGAATTCAAAGGCAAGATTGACTGTCTCAACGTTGGAAAAGGGTATTTTGTGGATATTAAGACCACAAAATCAGACATTGATAGCATGGTCTGGGTTCAGGATGAAGCAAGTGGACGAAATATCCAAGTCCGCTGGTTCGAGGCTTGGGGGTACGTCCTTCAAATGGCAGCGTATAAGAAAATGCTGGAAGAACAGTATGGCAAAGAGTTCACCCCTATTATCTACGCAGTGACAAAAGAGCCGACTCCCGACACAAGAGCCATCGTTTTTCAAACTCAGGAAAAGCTTGGCTATGAGCTGACTGAGTTGTCTATGATTATCCAGCGCCTTGACAAGGTTAAAAAAGGCAAGGAGAAAGCAAAGCCATGCGGCCATTGTGAATACTGCAAAACGAAAGCTTTGAGCCAGCGTGTGGAGGTGATTTGATGAGTAAACAAGTAAAAGACATACTAGAAACTCACGACACAGGTTGTCCTCATGGCATCACATTTGCAATACATCAAGATAAAGATGAGTGTATTGCTTTGTTTGGTCGTTCTGGATGGCCTGGTCTCAAACCTCGATTTATTCGTTGGAATGAAAGTGTTGAAAACAGAACAATGTATCACACAGAAGAAGAGTTACAGGATGCGTATGTTGATAAAGTCAAAGTAGTTGAGGAAGATTTTATCATAATTGAATTGTTGCCATTTTAAGAGGGGAAAAATAATCAAAAACCAACTGTTTCCATTTTGGAAACAACTCAAAAAACCAACAAGCCGTGTATTCTTGTAAAACTGCGAACTAGAAAGCGTCAATGAAGGTCATGTGACCTTGGACGAGCGGCTGCCCGTATTTAGCCAAACTCACAACAGAGGCAGTCGCATTTTTGGGGAGAAAAACAAATGCTAAATAAAATCGACATCCCAGGAACAAGTATCACACTAGAAATCGTAGATAAGAACATCACGATTACAAACAAAATTGAATATGATATGCAGATGCATTTCAGAAATACGGACGCAGACGCTTCTCTTGATACGAACGGTGATGTGTTCGAGCCTCTTTATTGGCTAGACATCAGGGTAACACCGAAAACGCCAACAGAGTATCATACGAGCCTTGGAGTCAAGAGGGAGAAACGCCATTTGGCCGAACTTCAGAAGTTCTTCGAGTTCATCGAGAACAACAAGCGAAATCTCTTCGACCTTTGTGGAATCAAAGGAGAATTGCAATGAGTTCTCTGACATTATCGTTAGACATTTCAACTACTGCGACAGGATGGGCCTTATTTGAAGGTTCTATCCTTGTCGAGAGTGGTGTCTTAAAACATAAAAGCAAGTCATTCTTTGAACGTGGACGTTTCATGGCTAGCGAGTTAAGAGCGATTCAATCGAGAGCGCTCCAGAAGTACGACTGCCATTTTGAATCGATTGTGGTCGAGAAAAACTCAGTCATGGGACCAAATCAACAATCCATGATTAGCATCGGAATTGTGACAGGTATCATTCTTGGCCGGTTGATTGCTGACAATGTATTTTTCGTGAATGTTTCGACTTGGCGCAAGTATTGGAAGTTCAGCTATAAAGACCGAAGCAAGAAATCAATGAAGTTGCAGGCAGTTGCTAAAGTGGCCGATGGTTTTTGTCTGAACGTCAAAGATGACGAAGCAGATGCAATCCTGATTGGCTCGTATTTCGTAAGCCACGGCCACGAATTTGGTGAACTGGAAAGTCACAAGATAAGTTAAGGAGTCGCAAGATGAATGTTAAGAAATTAATTAAGAAATTTGAAGAACGAAAAACAATAATTGGCAATTTCCAAGGTTATGCAGTTTGGTGGGAAGATGTTAAAGAAATCTTTGAACAACTAGACGAACCAGGAACATGACTTGCAGACTGGATATGTTGAAAATATTTTAAAGGAGTTGTAATGGATATTGTAGATTTATATCTGGAGCATGGAGATTTTAGAACAGCTGTACGCTTGAGTGGACTACCAATGCACATTGCGCATATCAAATTACGTAAAGCTGGTGTCTTGAAAATTGCTGATAAAATCCAATTTGGCAGTAAAGGGGCTAAGTTGGGCGGACAAGCAGAACAGTTGTTTCAGACTTTAGTGCCTGATGCTGTTGATGCCAATGCGCTTTTTAAGAAAAATAATCCTGTCTATGATTTTGTTTTCAAAAATATGACGATTGATGTTAAATATAGTTCGTTATATTCTGGTGGAAAGTCAAATCATTGGGGGATTAGGTGCAAAGGTGAGCAAGATTTCATAGTTGCATTTTTGGAAAGAGAACAAGGCGCAGGCATTGACAGACCTTATTGCCTCTTAATTCCAATGGATTTTGTAGATACGAAGCAGATGCACATTTCACCCGGCGGCAGTTGGTTCAAAGAATTTCAAGTAGAACCAGAAGAGTTGCGAGGGATTTTAAACGACTACGCAGAACTGAGAGAAATAGGGCAGTTTTAAAAAATAAATAGAAAAGAGGTATTACTATGACAACAAACATGGAATTATTAGCGCATCATGTTGAGCATTGGGCGAAAGAGCGAGGGTTGGACAATCCCGACAATAGCACGGCTCAAGCATTGAAATTATTTGAAGAAGCAGGCGAATTGGCGCAGGCACATCTCAAGAAGCGAGATGATGAGGGCAAGGATGCCGTGGGTGATATTTTGGTAGTGCTGACCATCTACTGTCAGCAGAAAGGTTGGTCTATTGCTGAGTGCTTCCAGACGGCCTGGAACGAGATTAAAGACCGTAAGGGTAAGATGATTGATGGTTCGTTTGTCAAAGAGGAGGATTTGGGATGACACCAAAATTTAGAGTTTGGTTTCCAGATTTTAATCAAATGTTAAGAGTGAAAGCTCTCGTTTTTGAAAAAGATAAGACAAGATGTGGTTGTGGATATAGTTTTGACTTTTATCTTGAAAACGAAAATGCAACCATCATGCAATCAACAGGCCTTTTGGATAAAAATGGCAAGGAAATCTTTGAGGGGGATATAGTCAAAATGGCTAAGGATGTCTATTCTGAACCCACTTATTACGAGGTTGTAAGACATCGTGGTGGAGCATATCGTCTTGAATCCAAACAACATGGTTGTGAATTGTGGCTACGACATACTGATTGCGAGGTTGTGGGGAATGTATACGAGAACAAGGAGTTTTTGGAGGATAAGGAATGACAAATCTTTGGGAGGAAACCTTAGAGGTTTTAAGAGACCATGGCAAAACGTTTGAGGGTGTCAGATATATTCAAGGATCAGACTTTAAAATCACTAAAGAAAATTTTGAGAGACTTGCCAAGCAAGCTAATTATCATAGCGGATACGGTGCAGCTCACGTTCCTACTGATTTAGCCATTGTTGGCAAAGGCTGGTGGTTAGAACGAGGAGAATATGATGGTTCTGAATGGTGGAATTTTAAAGAAACACCTAAACAAATCAATGAAGTCAGAAACATTTCTTGTCTTGTAGGCGGAATGTGGCCAACGCTTAAAGAATTGAATAACATCGACCCGATACAAGAAAGGCTTGCTGGTGTAAAAACTTCTGCTTTAGTCATTTTTCCTAACGTTTCTTTTAGAAAAGAACTACTCAAACACATCTACACAGTCACTAAAAATCATGATAATTCTACAATCATTTACTTCAGAATCCCAAAAGTTTTTGGAGCATACGAGGAGGAAAGAGCAAAAGTACATCTAAGCTATGAAAAGACGATGAGGATACTCAATAACTACTAAAAAAAGCCAAGGCACTCTCTGCCTCAGCTAAATTCCTATTAAGATTATTATATCACAAAGGAGATAGAGAGTGAACAAGGCTAAAGAGTTATTGAAAGAATTACAAGACCTTGACATGGACATTCAAAGCCGTATAGATGAAATCAATGAGCTTGAGGCAGGTTTGCTCTCAAGTCCTAAGTGGTCCGATGTCAAAGTCAAAGGTGGACAGACTAGAAAAGTTGATGATGTCTATACTCAGTTGGTAGTGATGAAAGAGGCTATAGAGCAGGATACTAAAGAGGTCATTAACAGAAAACTTGAATTAGGTAGAATGATCAACAGGCTTAAAAACCCAAAAAGCAGGTCTGTCCTTAGAATGACTTACATTACCAAGACCTACATTGAGGATATTTGCGACAATTTGAGAATAAGTAAGGCAACTTATTACAGATTACGCAAACAGGCTGAGTCTGAACTAGAGGAGACTATCATAGACAAAGTGAGCTAAAGTGAGTGCGCATGAAGTCTAAAATCTGTTAGAATGGTAGTATCAAGAATTAAGGCAAAGGCACCTTAGGCAACGACCTAGAAAAGCTTCTGAAAAACTGCTGGCTTGGGTTACCAGTGGCGATAGAGTAGGATGTTTTAATATCGCAAAAAAAGACTACACAAAATAAAAAAGAAGAAAGTAATTTCTAATTAACACGCAAGGTAGTAGTCGCCTTGCATTTTGAGGGATATAGCTCAAGTGGTAGAGCGGTAGACTTTTAATCTATTGGTTGCAGGTTCGAGCCCTGTTGTCCCGTTTCGCAGAATTAGCTGTGAAAGCAAAGTCTAAGACTATATAACCCGAAAAACACGTATCTTTTAGATATGTGTTTTTTGGTTGTTTCAGAAGGTGAAATATGAAAATAATCAATAAACCATTACAATGGCTACGTCCTTATGAAAATAATCCGAGGAATAACGATAAGGCAGTAGAGCCAGTTGCTAACTCAATCAAAGAGTTTGGATTCAAGGTTCCGATTGTATCTACTAAAGAAGGCGAGATTATAAACGGTCATACAAGATACAAGGCTGCAAAATCTCTAGGCCTTGAAACAGTACCAGTCATTATTGCAGACGACCTTTCAGAGGAACAAATAAAAGCGTTTAGGATTGCAGATAATAAAGTAGGCGAGATAGCCGAGTGGGACACAGAGTTGCTCTACGCAGAACTTGAAAGTATCGAAGGATTGGATATGACTATGTTTGGATTCGAGAACGTCGATTATTCTTTGGACGATTTCGAGGAGTCCGAGGATCCAGAAGATGCCAAGGAGTTTTTTCAAGAAGAAGAGACAGGTATCGAGTATGGCGACATCTTCCAGTTAGGGCGCCATCGGTTAATGTGCGGAGATAGCACATCAGCCGAGGACATGGCTCGACTAATTAACGGAGAGACGATTGACCTTTATGTGACTGACCCACCATACAATGTAGCCTACCAGGGCGGAACAGAGGAAGCCATGACAATCCTAAACGATAGCATGGACGATGTCAGCTTTAGGCAATTCCTACGAGATGCATTCGCAGTCGCAAACAACCACTTAAAACCAGGAGGAGCGTTCTATATTTGGCACGCAGATTCTGAAGGTTTGAACTTTAGAGCTGCAGTCAAAGAGACAGGCTGGTTATTGAAACAGTCTATTATCTGGGTCAAGAATGCTATTGTGTTAGGTCGTCAAGACTACCAATGGAAGCACGAGCCTTGCCTGTATGGATGGAAAGATGGAGCGAGTCATTACTTTGTAGATAATCGCTCACTAGCCACGGTCATTGAAGAAGACGAAGAGAACCTAAAAGAAATGACAAAGAGCGAGCTAATCTCTTACATCAAGACCATGCAAGATACAACTCCAACAACTATCTTTTACGAAGATAAACCAGTTAGAAACGACATTCACCCAACCATGAAACCTCTGAAGTTGATTGCTAGGTGTGTTTTGAACTCTAGCAAGAAAGGCGACAGAGTATTAGATAGCTTCAATGGTGGCGGTTCTACTCTCATGGTATGCGAGAAGTCAGAACGCATCTACTACGGTATGGAGCTTGACCCGCTCTACGTTGCACGGACGATTAGACGTTGGGAAGAAGAAACAGGGCTTACTGCTGAAAAAGTGAACTAAATTATTTAAAAAGTAAGGAAGTGAGGCGATGGCTAATGAGCAAAATTTGATAAAAAATTCAGAACGAACTCCGAGCGAACGCCGAGAAAATGCAAAAAAAGCAGGAGAAGCTTCAGGCAAAGCTAGAAGAAAAAAAGCGAACCTGAAAAAGGCTTTTGAAACGATTCTACAAGCCGAAGTTGCAAGCCCAAACGTGAAGAAGCAACTCGAAGAGCTAGGCTTCGACTCGACCAACGAGATGGCTTTAGCAATGGTTATGATGCAGAAAGCTATGAAAGGTAACGTTAGAGCATTTGAACAAATCAGCAAGCTGACTACGACAGATGCAAAAGACACCCTTGATAAGAAGGAACAAAAAGCACGTATCAAACGTCTTGAATTGGATAATAAGAAACGAGAGCAAGAGCTTTCAGGATCCAAGTCCGACACATCTCTCATGGAGTCTTTACTTGACGCAGTGAAGGGTGGTGACGAGGTTGAAGATTAAGTTTTCAAGCAAACAAGCCGACATCATTCGCAGGCCGTTCAACTATGAGCTTGAAGTCAACGAGGGCACACCTCGAAGCGGTAAGACAACCGCTGGTCATTTTAGGTATGCAAGATACTTGATTGAGTCACCAGACGAGAACCATCTGATCGCTGCATACAACCAAGAGCAAGCCTACCGCCTTTTTATTGACGGTGACGGTACAGGTCTAATGCACATCTTCGATGGTAATTGCAAAATCAAACACGATGAGCACGGAGATCACCTCTTGATTGATACACCAAACGGCACAAAGCGTGTTTACTACAAAGGGGGCGGTAAAGCTAATAGCGTTGGTGCTATCACTGGTATGTCGCTAGGCTCAGTTGTTTTTTGTGAAATCAATCTACTGAATATGGATTTTATCCAGGAAGCATTCAGACGGACGTGGGCTGCTAAGCTCAGATATCATCTAGCCGACCTAAACCCTCCAGCACCACAGCATCCAGTTATTAAGGATGTCTTTGACGTCCAAAATACACGCTGGACGCATTGGACCATGGATGACAATCCCATTCTGTCAGAAGAGCGTAAGCGTTCCATTATTCAATCAACTAAGAAAAATCCTTATCTTTATAAGAGAGATATTCTTGGTCAACGTGTCATGCCTCAGGGCGTTATTTATGGCCTATTTGACCTCGAGAAGAACATCAAGGACAACTTAGTAGGCGAACCCGTTGAAATGTATTTCACGGGCGACGGCGGGCAATCTGACGCCACCTCAATGGCTTGTAACATCGTTACTAAACATAGAGAGGGCAACAAGACTTTCTTTAGGCTTAATCGTGTAGCTCATTACTATCATAGTGGGGCTGAGACTGGCCAAATCAAAGCCATGTCTACATATGCTGTCGAACTCAAAGCGTTCATTCAGTGGTGTGTTAGCAAGTATCAAATGCGTTATTCTGATGTTTGGATTGACCCAGCGTGTAGATCCTTGAGAGAGGAATTGCACAAGCTAGGCATTCAGACGAGAGGAGCAATGAACAACGCTCACGATGTCAGCAGTAAAGCGAAGGGTATCGAGGTAGGGATTGAACGTGGCCAAAACATCATTTCGTCAGGTCAGTTCATGCTTATCAATCATCAGGAAGAAGAGTATGACCATTATCATTTTTTGAAAGAGATTGGTCTTTACAGCCGAGATGATAACGGTAAGCCAATTGATAAAGACAACCACGCAATGGACGAATTTAGATATAGTGTGAACGTATTTTATAAACGTTACGCCAATTTTTAGCAACAAGGAGCCAGTAAATGGGCATTATACAATTTGTCAAAAATCTATTTAAGAGAGGACAGTATGCAATGACTACAGAAAGTCTCGCAAGTATCACAGACCATCCTAAAATTGCAATAACAAGCGCAGAGTATCGACGGATTAACGAGAACCTAAGATACTATCAAAGCAATGTTGAGAAGATAACTTACTTAAATTCAGACGGATTCAAGAAGCAAAGAGAAGCAACTCATTTGCCAATCGCTCGAACTGCTGCCAAGAAGATTGCAAGCCTAGTATTCAATGAACAGGCTTCGATTAAATTAGACGACGAGCAGGCAGACAAATTCATTCAAGAGACTTTAAAAATGACCGCTTTAACAAGAATTTTGAGCGCTATCTTGAGAGTTGTCTTGCTTTGGGAGGTCTTGCTATGAGGCCTTACGTGGATAATGGACGAGTGCGAGTGTCATTCATTCAAGCGCCTGTCTTTTTACCACTTCAATCTAACACGCAGGATATTTCAAGCGCTGCTATCGTGACTAAGACGATTAAGGCTTCAGGTCAGAAGAACATCTACTACACCTTAATTGAGTTTCATGAGTGGGCCAAGGATGGGAAGTACATCATTTCAAACGAGTTATACAGGTCTGAAAGCTCTGAACAAGTTGGCGGACGTGTGCCTTTGGCCGAAGTCTACGAAGATCTAGAAGAACAAGTTGAACTTGACGGTCTAACAAGACCGCTTTTTTCATACCTGAAACCTCCTGGAATGAACAACAAAGACATCAATAGTCCTTTGGGCTTGTCTATCTTTGATAACGCCAAGAGCACGATTGATTTCATTAATACGACCTATGACGAGTTCAAGTGGGAAGTCAAGATGGGACAACGCAGAGTGGCAGTTCCTGAAAACCTTACAGAAACTCGAATGGTCAACATTGACGGAGACGCCCAGCTTGTCAAGCGGTTTGATACAGAGCAGAATGTCTACTTGCGCTTATCTACTAGCGACATGGATGGTGGAAGCATCACAGACTTGACTACTGCAATCAGGGCAGATGATTACATCAAGACCATTAACGAAGGCTTGGCGCTCTTTGAAATGCTTCTAGGCGTATCAGCTGGGATGTTTACATTTGACGGTCAGAGTTTGAAGACTGCGACAGAGGTCGTTTCTGAAAACTCAGATACCTATCAGATGAGAAACAGTATTGTCAGCCTTGTCGAGCAATCCTTGAAAGAGTTGATTATCTCAATCTGCGAGCTTGGTAGCCTTTATGGATTGTACGACGGTCCAATTCCTCAAATGGAGAAGATTGCAATCAATCTGGACGATGGAGTCTTTACTGACAAGAACAATGAGCTTGACTATTGGACCAAGGCTTTGGCCAGTGGCATTGTAAGCAAGGCTCACGCTATCCAGAAGGCATTCAATATGTCAGAAGCTGATGCTAAGAATATGATTCAAGCCATCAACCAGGAAACGATGGACACGGCCAACAGTCAGCGAAGTCAACAAGACATTGATATTTACGGGGAGTGATTAAATGTCAAAGAAAAGACCACCGATTCAGTTCAATGACGAGCAACTACTGCTTCAAGCGAGCAATGTCGCAGATATCTATCATCAGTTAGCCTTGGACTTGTTCGACAACGTGGTCGAACGTGTGACCGAACGTGGCACGGTCTATCTTGACAAACAACCGTACATTTGGCAACTCGAAAAGATGCAACAGATGCACATGCTAAACAAGGAGAACCTAAAACTAATCTCCGAGCGGTCAGGTGTAGCTGAAGAACAACTGAGACACATTGTCGAAAATGAGGGTTTAAAGCTCTATACTGACACAAAGCAACAGCTTTTGGAAGATTTAGGTCGTGGATCTGCAGGAAATAGCAACCACATCCAAGAAATTCTTGCTGATTATGCTAGTCAATCGATTGGAGATATCCACAACCTAATCAATACTACTTTGCCAATGTCTGTCATTGGAGCATATAAAGGGATTGTGGAACAATCTGTCGCTAGAGTTGTTACTGGTCTTTCTACAGCTGATAAGGCTATTTCTGACACGGTTATGCAGTGGCAAGAGAAAGGATTTCAAGGCTTTAAGGATAGAGGTGGACGTAACTGGAAGATTGACAATTACGCACGGACGGTTATCAAGACGACAACCTATCGAACTTATCGAGAAATGCGAACAAGACCAGCTGAAGAGCTGGGCATTGATACCTTTTATTTTTCAAAGAAGTCATCAGCTCGTAAGTCATGCGCGCCTCTGCAACATCATGTAGTAACAACTGGTCACGCTAGAACGGAGCATGGAGAGCATATTCTTGCTTTGTCTGATTACGGATACGGTCGTCCAGAAGGCTGTTTGGGCGTTAACTGCGGTCACATGCTTACCCCATTCATCCCAGGAGCCAATTATAAGCCCGATTTGGGCGAGGACGTCGACTCGGTTAGCCCAGAACAAGCGATAGAGAATGCTAACGCAGAAGCTAAGCAGAGAGCTCTAGAACGGTCTATCAGAGCAAACAAAGAAAAACTTCACGTCGCTGAGAAATTGGGCGATGATGATCTGATAAACAAGTACAAGAGCAAGATAGGCACTCAAAAGGCTGCTTTGAAAGATTATATCGATAAGCACCCCTTCCTGAAACGTAATGAAGCTAGAGAGAAATACTATGACGACCCTTACACAAAGGCTAAGCAAGAGGTTAAGCTTAGAGAAGAACAAAAGAAAGCTAGAGAGCTTGCTACTAAGCGTGCAGAACTTGATAAAGCTGTAAAAAGTGGTAAAATAGTAAGTGTATCAGGGGTTACAGTAGGACATACACCTCCAGGAAAGGCTGGAGAGCCAAATAGTGTAGTTCAACACAACGCAACGAATGGAGATGTACTTGGTAGAACCTATTACGATGATAGGGGCTACAAAGTAAAAGATATACATTTCACTAATCATAAGCAACCAGATAAACATCCTTACGGTAAAAAAGGCGAACATGTTCACGACTTTGTGTTTGATGATGACGGCAAGTTTATCAGTAGAACAACTAGAGAATTAACAAATAATGAAAGAGAGGAGAACCTAGATATATTATGGCGATATTAGATGATTTACAAGCGTTATATGACAATGGTTGGGACGCTTCTTTTGTCTACAAAGGACAAGATTGTGCTATCTTGCCCAATTCTGCAACGGACATCCAGGTCTCTATAGGAGCTCAAACATATGTAGTGTCCTCTCTTGATGACTTAGTGAACTTAGATATTGACGGTCAAAAATTGTCAAACATCATGTCTAAAACAGAAGTACAATACTATTAGCGCTTAGTTTACTCTAGGCGCTTTTTTCATGCAATAAATTGCTATAAACCACTATAAACCGTGTCGAATTCGATACGGTTTTTTGCTTGACTTTATCCGCAGTCGGTAAAGAACGGAAGATAATACCTAAATTTAGGAGGATAGAAGAATGCCAGAAGACATTCAAACACAAGCTGACCAGTCAGTTAATGCTGGAGAAAACACTGAGTCACAAACTCAAGAGCAACCTGTCAAGACTTTCACTCAAGATGAGGTGACTGGTCTTGTAGCTAAAGAAGCCAAGAAAGCACAAGAGAAAATCTTCAAAAGCCTAGGATTTGAGGATATCAAGAGCGCTAAAGAAGGGCTTCAACAACTCAAAGAGTGGAAAGACTCACAAAAGAGCGAGGCTGAGAAACAGTCAGAAGCGCTTGCTACTAAAGAGAAAGAGCTAGAACTTGCTTTGTCAGACAAGAAGAACTTGGAAGCGAAACTATCAGCTCTGACTTTGGGAGTCAATGCTGAGTCTGTCGATGACGTCATCACTCTATCTAATCGCTTGGTATCCGATGATGTGTCTATTGAAGATGCTATCGGCCAAGTATTGCAAAAATATCCTCAGTTTGGTCGTACAGAGCAATCTGAGGAGAAGAAGCCGACATTTTCGGCCGGAGGAAATCCAACGGCTGGAACGAATCAAGAAGATGCCTTTTTGAAGGCTCTCGGACTAAATAATTAACAGGAGAATGATCAATGACAATTAACTACATCACTAAACACGAAGGCACCTTCGAAAAGAAATTGATGCAAGGCGCACTCACAAGTATTTTGGAAACGCCACAAGTAAACTGGTTGGGCGCTAAGTCTTTCGAGTTGCCTACAATTTCAGTGACTGGCTACAAAGCGCACACTCGATCTAAAGGCTACAATTCTGGTACAGTTTCAAACGACAAGAAAGTTTACACACTAGGATTCGACCGTGATGTTGAGTTCTTCGTAGATGCTGCAGACGTTGACGAAACAAACCAAGAACTTTCAGCTGCTAATGTATCTAATACATTCATCACCGAACACGCTACTCCAGAAGTGGATGCTTATCGATTCTCTAAAATTGCTACAGAAGCTATCACAAACAGTCACTTCAAGTCTGAAGATGACCTATCAGAAGTGAATGTCTACACTAAATTGAAGGCTGCCCTTTTGCCAGTTCGCAAATATGGAGCTCAGAACATCGTTATGTATGTTTCTAGCGAAGTGATGGATTTCTTGGAACGTTCTAAAGAGTTCACACGCTCAATCGCTACTACGTCACCTCAAGGGATTGATACTCGTGTCACTTCGCTTGATGGAGTTCAGCTTATCGAAGTTTGGGACGAT